GGTACTTCCTAGGTCGTGATCGGGCATGCGTGTTCACCGCGATGGTGTTAGTCACGTTAAATAATTTGGAACGCCTTAGTAATTTATTCTAAGGGTGAATATTCCAGGGCAGCACGTGTATCTTGTAATGAAAAATCAAGTGTGTGTGTTGGCCTCGCTATAAAAATGTGAGTGTAATTGTATCCCTTTTCTGGATCGAAGTGGGTAAAACCATGGAGAAAAATGCAATTAGCTAATCAATTTTTACTTGTGCATCCGGACGTCGATCCGTAACCGCAAGTTTTTCGGTTTGAGCACTTCGGTGTGTGTGAGAAAACCATGCAGAAATTTTATCCTCATATGAGATATGAGAGTTAAAGCATTAATTTGCTTATTTTCTTCGGTTTTGTAGCACACATTGAGCTGTTCATTTTGGGAAACAGACACTGTAATCTTAAAGACTTCCCATCTTTATGTTGTACCAGAATTTTGTCTGTCCGCCTATCGGCTAGATGCTTATCGGCACTAGATCACCTATAAGGTATGGGACAACCTAAATGGTTGCTCATGAATATACGGAAAATGGGGAAGGACCTCAGGCGCCGGCTTAGACACGACCCAAAAGGCGTGGAATAATGATAGCTTAGGTGTCATCCGTGTGGTGAAACGATGCAAGAGACTTTTGGAATCATGCAAGAAATTGTACTGAACTTAAACCCTCAACACAGCGGAGTGTCTAAAACCGCCCTCAGAAAAACTTATACTAACTATATTCAAACCAGAATTTTACTCATAGTATTACTTGTAATGCTACCTGTAGCATTCTGTTCCCCACCTCTGAAACAAGTGGAGGAAACATCTTTCCCTGAGCGATTAGGAACGCATCCTGTGTTTCCTATACTTCCAATAGAACTTACTATGGCTTTAGTGTCACTTTGTTCTGTCCTTGCTTATTGCGCCATATCCTTAGTTGTGATTGGCGCATTCTCGGTTCTCTTCTTTTGGTTTCTTGTTTACAAGATAATCCATCGCATTGGCGAATTTGCTAGAGAACGCGTAGATTCTTCCGGTAATTTTATTGCAGCCCGATATGATCGTGCTACTGCATACTGGAGTGGAGCGTATGAAGATATTATCGCTTTTACTAAACCCCGTGTTGATTCATGGTTGTGGTGGTATAAGGCTTCTGTTATTACCAAAATGGCCACATCAGTTTTTAAATGCTATGTGGGTGCTTTTGGCTCTCCCTTTGGAGGACAAGGCTCTTTTGAGTCCGCCTGTCAAACAGTGCGTATGTGTCCTGAGGGAAAACATGACAAATCTTCAAAAACCCCCTTTTCTTATGTCCATGGTCTTTTGATGACTGCTGGTATATTAGGATACGCCTTTTATGGTCGTGTTCCCACCAAAATTAAAGAAGCCCTTTGGGTTCATGGTGCAATACCAAACATGTGGGATTTATATTCTAACATTTCTGGACATTTCTTTAATTGGTTTTCTGTCGGCCACGTAAACGGTTGTACTTGCACTATCTGTGAACTAGAACGTGATGCAATGCCCGAAGGTATGGACGCGTCTGAATGGAGCAAACTTTTTAAAGAAATGCCCCCTGCAGACAGACCAACAGTGATTAAGAGTAAAATCCCTAGAGATGAACAAAAATTTGACGCTGACGGTAATGAAGTTACTGAGCGAGATTTTGACCCTAGAGGTATCTATCCCACTGAAGAAATCCGTCATTTTGAATTGCATGGCAAACGAATGACGATGGATGAATATGCTGAATTTGTTAACGGTTTAAAAGGTAGAAATACCCCCGCTGAAAAAGCTATTCATATGCCCGAGAACCCCCCTTATGGGTTGGGTAACACACTTAGAGACACTTATGATTGTGCTCGCCGTTGGATTCAAGACCCTGGAACTCGCGTAGTTGTTACACGTGAAAAGTGCGTTTTGAATGAACCTCATATTTCTACATCTTTTGTATCAGCTGGTGTTCTTCCTTTATCTGATAAAGGAAATGTTGCCGAGATCCCCGAAGAGGAAAAAGTGATACAAGCCATTTCTAATATAGAGAATGCTGCTGTTTCTGATGAGAGTGGTTCATCTACGGGTGTTGGCTCCCTTGAAGATGCTGAAAGAGTCCTTTTGACAGATGAAAGCTTAGTTTCTGATATATACAATCAGAAAAATTTATCTTCTCGCTTTCACATTTTCTTTTCTTGGAGTTTATCTAAAATATGTGGGCCTTTTAAGGTTATGAGTTTTAGGCAAAAGCCTGAGTGTGCCGTATCTGGGTTTTTGTCCCAAGATCCTACTCAGGATGCTTCTTATTGTCCTGTTGAACTCCCTACTGCATTAATTCAAACATATCCCCATGTGGACGTTGAGGTTACCCCTGAGCTCTATGCTCCGAGAGGTTATGAACATGTTGAAACAGTTCAGACTCAATCACCAACTTACAATTGGTATGCTAAAAATGCAAAATTAATATGCAATACGCTTGAAGTTGTTGTTTATGCTTCTATTTATGCCGCATTCGCTTTTGGTGCCTATAAATTGTCGAAATCTTTACAAAATCGACCTGGTACTATTGTTATGCCTGCAGAAGAAGTTAAAGCCTTTGTTAAGACTGATGTTGAACAAAAGGGGCTTGCTAAACGTACGCTTGCTTTGGGTGTTGCTGGAATGATAGCCAAACCCGCTATAAAAATGTTTTTACATGGCTCATCACGAGTTGCAAAGTTCGTTGTTAATGGATCTGAATATAATGTTTATGATTATGATTCTAACAATGTTGCTATTAATGGCAAAACTGAAATTCCTATGAAAGATGATTCCTTTATTAGATGGATTGACAATTCTATGTCCCATTTAGCTGGTAAATTTACTTTTACAGCTCGCACACCAGATGGTAAATTAGTGCAAACTGATGTTGTTAAGTTAAAAGATCAACACAAACAACGAGCCCGTGATCGAAAACCTGCAAATTTTTCTAAGCTTGATAAAACAATGAGGAAAGAAGCTCGTCGAGATGCTGCTCCTCCAAAATGTCATTATTGCGGAAATAAACATCATCATACTGATGGTTGTAAGATAGAACTTGAAGCTTTTCGGGCTACACAACGGCAGTTTTATGCCAAATTTTCCCCCGAAGCTTTACAAGGTGTTAGAACACGTATAGATATGAAAAAGATATCTGATCGTCTGTTTAAGATGTATTGTTCTGTTGGTTCTGAGCTTTTGTTTAAATGCAATGGTTTTCTGTTTGGAGAGAAATTGGTAACTGTCAAACACGGTTTTGAAGATATTGATGGCAAACCTTTTGGTGGTGCCTTTGGACAATCTGGTCTTAATTCTTCTATTCTCCCTGCTTACATTGATGTTCCTGAAGCTGGAGGTGATCTTATATATTTTCCTATGAAAGGTAAGTGTTCGCCTATGGGCCGTGTTGCGTTAGAGTCCCCTAAGAATGGAGAACCTGTCTTTTTGATAGCTTATGATCATGAAGGTGATCAACTCCCATCTATTACACATGGAACTATTAATGAACAAGGATATCACTCATGTCCTTCTATTCCTGGTAATTGTGCTGGTGTTCTTGTGAATGAAAATGGTGCCGTAGTTGGTTTCCATCAAGCAGGAAGTAAACAGGTGAATAAATGTATTCCCTGTACCCCCGCAGTGATTAAGTCACTGCAGGCGGGTTTTTAACTTCCCCCATGGTCCCGGTTGGTTGGTGTGCTGATAATCTCCCCCCCTGTGTAAATATGGATAAGCTCAACACTTATCTTTGCGCAGTGTCGGGGAAGACCATTGTACCTAAAGACGCTTCAACGTCACCCTTTCATGGGTGGGCAACATGGTCAAAATATGAGAGAAAGTACATCAAACCAACATATATCCAGATCTTAGGAAAGATCTCTAAGTTTGTTACACTCAAGAATCGTAAGAAACTTGATGTGAATTATAATGATTTTGAACTTACAGAGAACTCCCTGAATGATGGATCATGGGGTCTTACTGAACCTAACCTTGAGGCTTATTATAAGAACCTCGGTAAGCTCAATAAGGCTGAACACCTTACATTTGATGATGATGCAGCGGAATTTGCTACCCATTGTATGGAACAGCATTTCTATTCACATCTTAAGAATTCCGTAATCGAAACACAAGAAGAATCACTTCTTCGCCATGACTTGTCAAAAAGCCCTGGACCCCCTTGGAACTTTGTTCATAAAACAAAGAAAACCCTTATTGATGATGCTCAATTTTTAGAATTTTGCAGAAAGGGATGGGATTGGCTCCTTGATGATGAGTTTTGGTTTCTTGGAGGAACTGCTCTGAAAGAGGAAATACGTAGTGCTGAAAAGCTTGCTGAAAACAAACAACGTATATTTATACCTAATTCTGCTGATTTTGTTACGCTAACAAATCGTCTCTGTGGAGATTTTAATGACAAATTTACCGAATGTCATTTAAAAACAGCATCTGCTGTTGGAATTAATCCTTTTTCTGGAGGGTGGCAACGTGTCCGCAATCGTTTGACTAAATTTAAAAAGATGGCTGAGTATGATTTTTCTGATTATGATTCGTCACTTGGTGTCCACAAACTTTTAATTGTGTGTAAATTTAGATTTAAATGTCTTCGCGCGGAGGATCAAACCTTCGATAATTGGCATCGTATGCTTAATTGTTACAAAAATATTATATGGACGGTTGTCGTTCTTGTTGATGGCACTCTTGCTATAAAACCCGGAGGCAATCCCTCTGGTGGTGCTAACACTGTTGTAGATAATACTCTAGTTAATTATTGGAGTCAAGCTTATGCCTACTATCGATGTGTCACCGAAGAATTCCGTACCTATTCTCAGTTCAATAATTATGTTTCTGCCTCCATGTATGGGGATGATAACACAAATTCTATTTCAGATGTTATTGCAGATCAATTTACACCAGCTCGTTATTGTGCGGCTGTTGCTGAACTTGGAATGACTTGTAACTCGGTTAGTCAGGATTGGCTGACCATTAATGACGTGACTTTTCTTCAGGCAGACTTTAACACTTTTCTTTATGATACATGTGTTTATCATGTCCAACCTAGCAAATCTTATGAGAGTATGCGTTGGTCTGAAGATCCAAAGAATGCCATTATGTCACTTCAACGTGCAGTTGGAATGCATCGAGTGACATGGACTGATCCTATCGCTCGAAATCATTACACCAAATATATTTCTTACTTACTTAAGAAACATGACACCCTTCTTTCAGGAGTGAAAGAATGGGAGGATGTTAAGGCCGGTATTAAACCTGATTGTACAATGGCATCCTTTTTCACTGGTTTAGAGAGTAAAGACCAAAAAGACTTTCAAACCAGTGGCGGTTGTGACACAGTTTTCTTTCAAGCTGAAGCTCGTGGAAAACGTGGTAAGAAAAATCGTGGTGGTAAAGCCCCGCCCGTTCCCTCTCGGAAGTCGGCCGCCTATAAACAAGGCAGGCGAAGTGTTATGCAACACCGCTCCAGAGTGAACAAAAATAAAGGCCGTAATGGCGGACGAAGAAAAGGTGGTGGCACTGGTAGTGCACGGGCGAATGTTCGAATTACTCAAGCCCCTGTTTCTACTGCCAATGTAATGTCGTTTCCACGCGAAAAGAAACCATTTGTCGGTACTCACTTTGAGAAATTGGCTGACATTAACGGGACTAGTGCTTTTACTACCACCTCTTATAGTCTCAATCCTGGTCTTGCTGCAACATTTCCTTGGATGGCTGCCATAGCTGAAAACTTTGAATTCTACAAGTTTTTGAATCTTGAATTTTGGTACATCCAAGCTACGGCTACGTCAACAACAGGTACAGTTTATATGGCTTTTGATCCCGATGCAGTTGACGATCCTCCTCCTTCCTCTACAGCTCTGATTGACTTAAATGTTAAAACTGTTGGATCTCCTTATGTAAATTTGAAGTTGAGGATCCCTCCTAAGTCAAAGTTCGTTAAAGACCTTTATGTTAGGACTGGAGCAGTTAGCGGAACTGATTTAAAAACGTATGATCTTGGTAACTTTTATATTGCAACAGATGGTTGTAATGTTACTACAAAGATCGGTGCACTTTTTGTTTCTTATAGAGTTGCACTTATTTCTCCCGAATTGCCCATTTCTAGTCAGTTTGTTGCTGGACTCAATGTTTTTAGTACTGTTCCTGTGACTGCCAATTTGTTTGCGTCACCCTCTATATTTGGAGATACTAACATAGGTTCCTTTACTGGAAATATCTTCACTTTTGCACAAGCTTTTTCTTCCATGCTTATTGCGTGGACTGTTGCTGCCACGTCTTCTAATTTTAGTGGTAGTTCCATGGTCACATCTAATTCTTTTACAACTGATCATGCTGTTGGTAGTGCTAGTGGATCTTTGGGCGCTTTTCAAGCTGTTATTCGGAATGTTGCTGTTGGTGACACTGTTACTTTTTCATGTACACTTGTGTCTGGCACTGAATCTGATGTTTATTTTTCTGCTTTGCCTGCTTCTGTTTCACTTATTGAAAATAAAGAAGAGGAAATTCTTTTTGAGAAATTTCAGAAAATGATGCGTAGAGAAGCAAATCTTCGAGCTCTTGAAGATAGAAAAATAGAGCAGAGACTCCTCAAAATTGAACAAAATGAAGAAGAGGAGCTTGATCTTTCTGATGACTCTGAAATTACTACAGAGATTCTTTTAAATGAAAAAGGTCAAAAGATTGTCCGTCTTAAAAACGAACCGTGCGTGAATCAAACTATTGAAGCCTTCCATGAAGGTTCTATGGGATATGGTTCGGCTATGCACGTAGAAGCTAAAAAGCAGGCAAGACTTGACGCTATACGCGCAGTCTTTCCAACCCCCACTGAAACTAAATCTATTTCAGTGAAGGGGAAGGAGAAACAATAAGTTTCTCCGGGGCGCTTCCACTCATTCGCACGATTAACATCCAGTGAGTGGGAGCGCCAACAAGTTGTGGGACTTTTATAACCCATTAATAGAAAAGAATGCACCTAACGAGGTAAACTTAACAGTCAATTAGTACAAAACTAATAAGGTAAACTCAGATGCTTCATATTCTTTTCTCCCTGTCATAGGTTCTTTTATAAATGATTAAAATAAAAATCAACAAACAATCGATTGCTTTCGTTTTTATTTATCTTTGCCCTTAGTTGTGGTTTTCTTGTTCTTTTTGTTCCCAAACAAAAATTATTCTTAATTATTTGTTCCCTAAACGGTTTTTGACCCAGTTTTCCCTATCCAGAGAAGACCCGAATCTTTTGCTCGCGCCTAGGGAACAAGTTCTCCCGACAGCGTATGCCGTAGGGCCGCCTGTGCAGCATAACGCCGCAGGACGCTCAAGCGGATTGGCTACCCCCAAACGTGGGATGCTCTGAGTTGACTTTAGATTTTCTAACTCTGACAAGTTCGATAAGGATATTTTT